TATACATCAGGTCGTTCATATCGACTGACAGCTGAAGTTACCGGAACCGCTGGAAAAGAGATGCGCTTTTTGGATAACGGAAGCAACAACGGAGGACTGACAACATCAAACGGAGTCATTACAATGACAGGCGCTTTGCAAAATGTTGAGTTGTTTTGGACAGCAAATTCTAACTCCAACCTTGTTGCCGTTGATAGACACACCAACTCGGGTGATTATTCGTTTACCGTAGACAACGTCAGCGTCAAAGAAGTCAACGGACACACCGGCACCATCACCGGAGCCACAATACAAACAGAGGCACCCAAGCAAATCTATGCGTTGCCTCCGGTGGCCAACACCAAGAGCATTAACTTTGACGGGACAAATGACCACTTGTTGACTCAGGTGGACGCAACAGCTCAACCGAACAACGAGTTTCGGCACTACTGTTTTTGGGCAAAGGCTTCACAGCAATCTAGCAACCGTATCTTTGACCACGGAGAATTTGCAGTTGGTGGTTTTGCTTTTTGTCACAACAACAACAAGCCTTTGCTTTATATGCAGCCGCAAGTGTATCAATATTGGGAGAACGTGACCCAGCAGCACGACTCACAATGGCATTTTTGGTGTGTTAGCGTTTGCTACAATGATATTCTGAAGTGCGAATTATATTGCGATGGGGTAAAGTTACCAAGACAAGCAGGTCTAAATAACGGTTCCATGAATACCTACACTACGGGTATTCGCATTGGGCGTGGAGGCAGCGGCTACTTTTCCGGTTCCCTTGACGAATTCTCCATCCATGAGGACCTCGACGAGGAAGGTATCCGCGCTCTTTATAACAGAGGACGCCCGATAGACATCTCTAAGTCTCAAGGAGCATACGACCTGAGTGACAACGCGCTGCACTGGTGGCGCATGGGAGACGCAACAAGTCCTGCCGCGGACGGCACCAACGATATAATCTTTCAGGGACTTGAGTTTGAGAGCGACGAAATGTTCCCCACTAATGCAAGCTCATCGGACTGGGCGCAGCTATCGCAAATGGCTTGGGACGGTTCTACGCTCTCAATTACTGATTCCTCTGGAACAGCAATCTCAGGATATGAACTTGTTCTGCCTGTAGGAGCCACCTTCCGTTTAACTTTTGATGTAACTAATGACGGGACAGGTAACATCTATGCCAGAATTGGAGACGGTCTTAATACAATACCCCTTACCAATGTCACTACCGGCTCTTATGGCGGGGTTCACACGGTTACAGAATCAGGGTACAATAACAGAATTGCCTTCATTACTAACGGTAACTTTGCGGGAACTATTACCAATATTTCTGTAACGAAAATCCGTGGGCAATACAGCGGTCCAGAGCTGATGAAAGCAGACTCTGACCTATACATTGACAGTCGATGGTATGTCTTTAGTGACCCTGTTAAAACATATCCAAACGGAACCGCTGCAAGATTCACAAATCCAGCTACAGGAGGATGGAACCAAGGCGGTAGAATATTTCTAACAAGTGGAAGCACCACACATGCGTTAACCGAAAACATGGAGACCGGCTGCGTTTACAAGCTGTCTTTTGATTTCCAGACAGACGATAGTGATGCAGTTCCAAGCTACCATGACGGGACATCTGCTACCTCACTACCTGCTGGGAGCGGCTCAAAAACCTTTTACTTTGCATACAGCGGGAACGCCGCGACACGGCTTGAAGCTGCTAACGTCAGCGCGAGTAAGTTCGTCGAGTTTTCTAAATTGAGCCTTACTAAGGTAGGCGGCGCAGCAGTGATGACCAATATGACAACTTCCGACATTCAAACAGATACCCCTTATTAACCATGAGCAATTACGCTAATAGAAAATGGGTTATAATGACCCTTGCAGACATTGACGCCGGAGACATCACTGAAGAGCAGGTGGTCATCGACGAAGAAGGAGAAGAGACTACGGAGCAAGTGGTGGTCGGCAACACGTTTATTGATGCCGCCATTGAAACCTCCAAGCAGACTCTTCGTCTATCGGTAGACGGCACCAAGACCATTCTCAAGTGGGACAACGAGACACCAGAGCCATTTGCAGGAATGTCTACGTTTTCCCATCAGGAAATCCTTGAAGAGCTTTCTGGTGCCGATTGGACCTCTCAGGAAGACACTCCATAATAAATGAACGCTACAGCAGAAGCCCAATACATCTCCTTGGAGAGCGTCAGAAGACCGTTCTTAGACAGAGCTAGAGACTCTTCTAAGCTTACTCTTCCTTACTTAATTCCAGAAGATGGGCATAACTCCCACTCTAGAATTGAAACGCCGTTTCAAGGTATTGGTGCTAGAGGGGTGAACAACCTCGCCTCTAAGCTTCTGCTGGCTCTCCTTGCGCCTAACTCTCCGTTCTTCAGGTTAAACTTCGACGAGAACGTCCTTAGACAAGAGGGCGCTACGGATGAGATTATTACTGAGATGGAAGCCGCTCTGCAAAGAGTCGAGGAGTCCGTCATGGAAGAGGTAAGCAGACAGTCTTACCGGGTAGGTATTCACGAAGCCCTTAAGCACCTCATAGTCTCTGGTAACTCTCTTTTGTATCTTCCAGAGGAAGGTGGGTTGAGGGTATTTCATTTGGACAGGTTTGTTGTTCAAAGAGACCCCATGGGTCACCCATTGAAAATCATAACCAAGGAGACACTTTCCTACAACACGCTCAGCGATGAACTAAAGGCTGCTGCGGGTTTCAACGAGAGCGACTCACCAGAAAAGAACTGCGACCTGTTTACGTGTGTAAAGTTGCAAGGAGACAACTGGTTTGTTCACCAAGAAATTAAAGGAAACATTGTCCCCGGCTCTGAGGGAAGGTTCACCAAAAACAACCTGCCCTATCTACCGCTACGGTTCTCAAAGATTGACGGAGAGGATTATGGAAGGGGATATGTAGAGGAATACATGGGGGACCTTATCAGCCTTGAGAAGCTGACACAGGCGATTGTAGAAGGCTCTGCGGCTGCGGCTAAGGTGCTCTTTCTGGTTAACCCTAACGGGACTACCAGAGCCAAGACGCTTGCTGAAAGCCCTAACGGGGCCATTACTCAAGGTAATGCGGCAGACGTTTCCGTTCTACAGCTTAATAAATTTAACGACTTTAGAATCGCTTCGGAAACAATCAACACAATTAAAGACCGCCTTGGTCACGCCTTTCTTCTTACCTCTGGCGTTGTGCGTAACGCTGAGCGTGTCACCGCAGAAGAGATTAGGATGCTCACCATGGAGCTAGAGTCTTCTTTAGGTGGTTTGTATTCGTTGTTAAGTAACGAACTACAGCTTCCCATGGTCATGCGCGTCATGGACGTAATGAGCAAGAAGAAGATGCTGCCTAAGCTTCCTAAAGACCTAGTGAAGCCTGTCATCATTACGGGCATAGAAGCTCTGGGTCGAGGCAATGACCTACAGAAACTTGACCTGTTCCTTGCCGGGGCTGCACAGGTGGTTGGACCGCAAGCCATTGGTCAATACGTTAACGTCGAAGAATACTTTAAGCGGAGAGCCACAAGTCTTGGCATCAAGACCCAAGGGCTTATTAAGACACAAGAACAAATACAACAAGAAATGCAACAAGCGCAAATGATGGCTATGGCTGAGAAAGCAGCTCCGCAAGGGGCCGCAGCTCTGGGCAACATTACGCGAGATGCTATGGCTACCCCTGAACAAGAGGAAGCCCCAGTAGAGGAGTAATCCAATGGCTGAAACATACAAAATAAACGACCCGGCTCCTTCAGAGCCACAAATCACACTTGAAGACGAAGCAGCTCAGATTGACGAAAATGCAGCACAGGAGGAACGCCCAGAGTGGCTCCCTGACAAGTTTAAGTCCGCTGAAGACTTGGCAAACGCCTACAACAATCTTGAGTCCAAACTGGGTTCACAACAGGAACCTAGCGAAACAGAAGACCTCCCACCTACAGAAGCTCCAGATGAGAGCACAAGCGGAGAGAGCCAAACGGAGGCAATCTCAGCAGCAACTGACGAGTGGGCTGAAAGCGGCGAGCTAAGCGACATGACATACGACAACCTTGCTAAGGCAGGGCTTAGTCGTGAGTTGGTTGATTCGTTTATCGCTGGTCAAGAAGCGTTGCAAAACTCAGAAGAAGAAAACATTTTGGCTGAAGTTGGTGGGCGAGAGAACTACACCGCTATGGCAGAGTGGGCTTCTGAAGAGCTGACACCAACGCAACTAGACGCTTATAACAAAGCCCTTGAAGACGGCACTACAGAGCAAGCTAAGCTCGCTGTAGACTGGCTTAAGGGTAAATACGAAGAAGCTAACGGAGTTACTCCAAGCTTGCTCCGTGGCAGCACCCAAGGGGCCAGCTCCAACCCGTTTGAGAGCCGCGCTCAAGTTTTATCCGCTATGGCTGAAAGAGACGCCAGTGGGAAAAAGAAATACGAAACCGACCCAGCTTACCGGGCCGAAGTAGAACGCCGACTGGCGATATCAAATATATGAAAAGTAAAATTATCATCCTAGTTGTAGCAGCGCTTAGCGTTGCCTTTGTTTCCTGCGCTGTGTCTACCCCTTGGGGAAGCGTTAGCGTAGAACCCGCAGGTAGTCTTGACATTAACGTAGAATAAAATGGCTGAAGCATTTACATGGCTAAGTGAGAACAAAGGCGAAGTTATTGGTATCCTTACGGGTATTGTAACTGTTGCCAGTCTTGTAGCCACAATGACCCCAAACGAAAGCGATAACAAATGGGTAGCTCGCGCCAATAAGGTTGTTAGCTGGCTTGCCCTAAATATCGGAAAGGCTAAGAGTAATGGCTAAGATATGTCCTAAAGGCATTGCTTGGGCAAAGCGGACATTTGATAAATACCCGTCCGCATACGCTAACATGGCGGCGTCCAAGTATTGCAAAGACCCTAACTATGGTAAGGGTAAAAAGAGAAAGTCCCTTAAGATTAAAAAGAAACGATAATGGGAGAGTTAGCAAAGTGGCGCAAACAAAACTGGGTCCGAATCGGAACAGATGGGAAGATTAAAGGACCTTGCGGCACCTCCAAAAATAAGAAGAACCCTGACAGATGTTTACCTATGGCTAAAGCAAGAAGACTGACAATTAAGCAAAGAGCGACTACAGCTAAGAAGAAAAAGAAAGCTGGCTCTAAAGGAAAGCAATTCGTTGCCAACACAAAAGCGGCTAAGGTCCGCTCTAAAAAATACTGAAGCAACCATGGTTAAAACGCTAGTAAGTTTGCTAGTTGCATTTCCAAAACTTGCTAATTTGTTTTTTAAGGTTCGCGACGAGTATGAGAAAAAGATTAAGCAGCGCCGTCACGACGATAATGATAAGCGTATCAATCGTTGGGTGCACGACGATTAAGAAGAGTGAAATTCCGGGCTTTATTCAAAAGTTGGAGCAGCATTCTTTCTCTCTGGAAGAAAAAGAAACAATCGCTGAAATCCTCCACTACGTCAACGACCTTGAGTCCCGGTGACGTTGTAGGCATTTGTATTGGTCATTCTAGGGCAGAAGAACAAGGAGCTTGGAGCGTTGGGGGTGTGTCCGAATGGACGTTCAACGTGCGCGTAGGGGCGCTCCTGAAACGTCACCTCTACGATATGGGTATTTCTTCTATTGTGTATGACGCCTACGAAGGAAGGTCCTATGGCTCCTCTATGCGCTGGCTATCTGACAAAATGGACAAGGATGGAGTTAGCCTTGCCCTAGAGCTGCATTTTAACTCAGCGTCTCCGACAGCAGAAGGCTGTGAGATGCTTTATTACCACAACTCAACCAGCGGCAAGAAACTCGCTGGGTGCCTCCAAGTGGAGGTAGTATCCGAATACAACAGCAAAAACAGAGGCATAAAAGCCCTTAAAAGATTTTCGCGGGGTGGGGGATTCTTGGTCAAAACCAAGTGCCCTGCCGTGGTGTGTGAGCCATTCTTTGGTTCTAATAACACAGAGTGGAACAAACACGCCACCTCCCGCAACCGCCTAGCGCAAGCATACGCTAGGGGTGTAAATAATTTCCTGTCGAAAGTAATAGCTTAGTAACCGAGCGCCCGAAAGGATAACGCTTATGCGCGAACAATATGAAAAGACCGACTTGAAACCGTAATTCAAATTAACCCCTTATTTAAAAGAAAGGACATTTAAACAATGGCTAATGGAAACATTACCCCGTCTCGCCTTGGTCAATCCATGGGAGCCGGAGATACCGATGCTCTTTTTCTCAAAGTTTTCGGAAACGAAGTGCTTGCAGCCTTCGAGGAAGCAAACGTGATGAAAGAGCTTCACACCATTCGGACTATTTCGAGTGGTAAGTCGGCGCAATTCCCTGTTCTGGGAACTGCGACAGCGAAGTATCACACTCCCGGTCAGGATGTGTTTGATGCTGGTAACTCTTACACGACTGCTATTAAGCACCGTGAGCGGGTTATCAACATTGATGACGTTCTCATCGCTGCTACTTCTATCGCTAACATTGACGAGCTTAAGAACCACTACGATGTGCGTGCTACCTACTCTAGCGAGCTGGGTCGTGCACTCGCTAAGCGGTTCGACCTTGCAACTATGCGGACACTCGCGGCTGCTGCCGAGACCGATGCTGATTCCCGGGCTAACCCTGATGCCGCACAAGGCACTAGGATTGACTTGGGCACCACCACTGGCGCTCCAGCAAACTTGAGCACCGCTGCTAACATCATCCAAACCTTCCGGGTTATGGCCCAGAAGCTGGATGAGAAGCACGTTCCAAGTGACGGTCGTTTTGCGATTCTTACTCCTGAGCTTTACTACCTGCTTACTGGTAGCGACAACATCGCTATCAATAGGGACTTTGGTGGTAGCGGTGCTGTTGCCTCTGGTAGCATCCCACAGCTTCTGGGTATCAAAATCTACAGCTCTCCGCACATCGCGGACATCGCCGTTAGTGATGTTTCTGGTGATGACGTAAACGCTAAGAACAACCCGTTCGACGATGCTGAAGGCTCCTCAGACGCCAAGGGTTACCTTGACGCTGGCCTTGATGTCTTGCAGTTCCTTGGTGGACATACGTCCGCTATCGGAACCGTTAAGCTGATGGACCTTGCTGTTGAGTCCGAATACTCAATGCAGAAGCAGTCAACTCTCATGTTGGCTAAGTATGCAATGGGTCACGGTATTCTTCGCCCTGACGCTGCTGTCAGTGTTGTTAGCTAAAGCTAATTAACCCACAATGGGGGTCTTCGTAGTTTATTCTGCGGAGGCCCCCTTTTTTTATTATGGCTGCAAAAAAACGAGCAAACCTCAGAGTTGAGCACAAGTCTAAGACTGGGGGGCTTAATCAGAAGGGGCGTGATTATTATAATCGTAAGACAGGGTCTAACCTCAAAGCCCCTGTGACCGAGCGTAAACCTAAAGGTAAGCGTGCAGCTAGGAAGCGTTCTTTCTGCGCCCGTATGCGCGGAGTAAAAGGACCTATGAGGAAAAACGGGAAACCAACAAGAAAGGCGCTGGCTTTAAGAAAGTGGCGCTGCTGATAAACTATGGCTCTCACTACAGAACTTGAAAGCGTAAACCAGATGCTTGGGCATATTGGTGAATCGCCTATAAACTCACTAGCTGATACAGCGACTCTTCCTATATCTGCAAGCACTGCGCTTACGGTTCTACGTGAAGTAGCTAAAGAAGTGCAAACCGAAGAGTGGCACTTCAATACTATCACCGACTACGAACCAACACTTGAAGGAGACGGGAGGCTTCGTCTTCCAGACAATACGTTATTTGTTGACGGTGTTAAAACCACCGACGATGTAGTCCAACGCGGAGTCTACCTTTATAATAGAAAAGACAAGACTTACACGTTTAACTCTACAATCAAAGTAGACCTTACCACGCAGCTAGACTGGGATGACCTTACGGAGCCAGCACGGCGCTACATTACGCTTAGAGCGTCTAGAGTGTTCCAAGGTAGGATTGTTGGTAGTCGTGAGCTTGAAGCGCTTATAGCGGTCGATGAGATGCAAGCACGCGCTCGTCTCCAAGAGCTAGACTCACAGTCTTCGGACAGAACCATCTTTGACAACCACGATGTGTATAGGCGCATCGGTGTGCGTAGAAATTACAATATACGATAATGCCTTTAATCAACACTTCTGTAAGTAACCTTATCCAAGGTGTCTCTCAGCAACCTGACGCTGTCCGCTTTCAAGGACAATGCGAAGAGCAGGAAAATGCTCTTGCTAGTGTTGTTGATGGTTTGCAAAAGCGCCCATCTTGCGAGCACATAAAGACTCTACTTGCGGACGCGGCGCTGGATGAGAACGCGCTTGTGCACTTTATCGAGCGTGACGATGCAGAACGGTATGTTGTTATTATTAAAAATAACGAAGGAAACAAAATAGTATCCGCTTACAACCTTACGACCGGAGTTCAAGCTACAATCAACGAAAGGTATATTGGAGTTGTTCATTCCGTAGAGCCGATAGGCGACCCCGGGACTGGAGCAGGAACTAATAGATTATACACAGGGACATTTACTCAGCCTACCCCTATTACTGTAGCTAACACTGAAACTTCTAGGCTAGGCAAGGTAAGGGTTATTGGAGGGGCTGGCAAAGGCCCTAATGAATATGACCTGCACGAAGTGGGGACCCTTAGCGATAACGAGAAAAAACGGTTTCGCATTGAGGTCCCAGAAACAGAAGGAAATTTTCTTCTTTATGGTGACGGGACCGGAACAGACCAGAACACACTAGAATACACTTTAACTAACTCAGCTAACGCTGACCTTACTCTAGAAAGCAGAAACTACGCTACCACAGGCGTCACCTCGCCAAAAGAAGACCTAAAGCTGTTTACGACCGGGGACGTTACCTATGTCTTAAATACCACCAAAATTGTTACAAAAGACATTACTAAGAGTCGCCCGTTAAACAACGAAGCCCTTGTGTTTATTAAACAAGGAGACTTTGATAAAAAATACGGAGTTAGGGTCAACCAAGGCAGCACAGAGTTTTCTAATTTTACCTTTTCAGGACCTTCGCAAAGAGGCACTGGAGGGCCTCCTCCAACGAGATATTACAATACTTCAGAAAATGCTGAGTCTACAAAAATACTAGAAAGCCTTTTTGCTGCTGCTTCTGAAGATGTTAATGATGCTGGTAACATAACTGCGAACAAAAGAGTTACAAGACCCCTTAATTTAAACATAGCCGATAGCTTAGGTAGCAACAGCTCGTTTAACTCTGATTTAATAAGCCCACAACTAGGAGTTATTTCTTACAGCGGAGATGGGGATTTTACTATTTACCCTGACGATGCGTTAGCCGGAGAAGGCATAGGAGTCGTCCATAGGACCGTAGCTACCCTTAATGACCTACCAACGATATGCAGACACCGCTACAAGGTGATGGTCCGGGGAGATGCAGACGCCGCTGAAGACGATAGGTATCTTCAATTCCTTGTTAATGGTTCAGACAGCACCACCGCAGCGGGAACCGTTGGAGAGGGCACATGGCAAGAAACTAGCGGAGATGAGATTGAGAACCGCATAGACGTTACCACAATGCCCTTGATGCTAAAGAGCACAGGGGTTGACACCTTTGAGTTAAACCATATGCCTCTGGACATTCTTGCTGCCGGAGACCAAGACACTAACCCAGACCCATCGTTTATCGGTCACACAATAGACGGGGCGTTCCAGTTCAAAGGACGCCTTGGGTTTCTTACAGGAGCTTCTGTATCTATGACAGAGGTCAAGTTTGGTGGTTATGACGGAGCGCTAGACTTGCAGAAATACAACTTCTACAGGACATCGGTCACTTCTCTTTTAGACAGCGACCCTATAGACGTTACGATTTCTTCTTCTAAGGTTATTAAGCTCAGGTCCGCTATTGCGTTCCAAGAGAACCTTGTGCTCTTCTCGGACTTTAGCCAGTTCGTCTTGCGTGGTGGTGAGCTGTTGACTCCTAAGACGGTAGCGATAAACCCAATTACAGAATACGAATACGAAGAATCAGTAGACCCAATAGCTTTGGGTTCATACATATACTTCCCGTTTACCCGTGGCTCCCATGTAGGAGTTCGTGAGTTTACTGTTAACTCAAACACAGATGTCTTTGACGCTAACGAGATAACCGCTCACGTTCCTCAGTATATCCCACAGAAGGTTATAAGCGGAGCTAAGAAGGGTGTTGTGTCCATGACCGGGGCAAGCTCAGAGAACCTGATGGCTTTGACTGACGGCACGGACATCTACATCTACAAGTATTTCTTTAGCGGGAACGAGAAGGTGCTTAGTGCTTGGAGTAAGTTTACGATTAGCAAGGGTGGTATTCGTGGTATTGGGTTTGTTGATTCTGATTTGTTTATTGTTCAGTCATACGAGTCAGGCTCTATTAAACAGACCCATTTGCTTAAGATTCCTCTGGAGAATAAGTTTAGAGACCCTGAAGGCTACAACACTCACCTAGACCGCAGAGTTGAGGCGACCTTTAACGCAGACGCTGCAACGCCTGAGTTTACGATTCCTTACAGGGTTAGCCCGGATGAAACTCTACAGGTCTACACGAAAGACGGTCTTCTTGTGCAGAACCTAGCGTCACCTACTGTTGTAGGAAATACGACAAAGATAACCTTCAACGAGAATGTAGTAGGGGGTGGTTTGTCGGGAAGTGTTACAGTGTATGTGGGTGTTGCTTACACCATGAAATACACGTTTTCAGAACAGATATTCAAGGCGTCCTCTGGTGAAAAAATGAGCCAGACGAACGGTCGTATGCTTATTAGGAACGGCACGGTATTCTTTGAAAGCACTTCCCACTTTAACGTCAAGGTAACGCCAAAGCTCAGAGACACAACCACAGCGCCTTTCAATGCGACCGTGGTCCAATCTACAGTAGAGGGTAATATGCCTCTTGAGTCAGGAGCGTTTAGATTCCCTGTGTTTACCAACCCAAAAGACACGGTGATAACTATTGAAAACGATTCTGCTGGGCCATGTAACTTGCAAAGCGCAGAGTTTGAGTCGTTCGTTCACCAACGCTCTAGGCGTTATGCTTGATGTCATAGAGACCACCCCGGAAGGACACACCATCCGTGTGACCACTCAGGCTCACGTAGACGAGCTTGAGCAGAACTTACGGGAGATGGATAAGCTTGAGATTAAAAGCTTTAACAGCACGCCTCACAGCGCTCTAAATGGGTCTTACCAGAATAGCGATGTGTCTCTGACAGTTATGACAAAAGACAACAAGGTCATGGCTATCTTTGGAGCCGGGGGTGCACCCGAAGCTTACATATGGATGCTAGGCTCACCGCAGGTTGACCAATACTCAAGGCACTTTCTTCGTCATTGTCGTAATTGGGTATGGGCGCTTGTAGAGCTATACGGTAGCGTCTCAAACTATATACACGCAGAAAACTTTGTTTGCCTTAAGTGGCTCGAATGGTGCGGGGCTGTATTCAGCGAGCCATTCAATATCGACGGAGAACTCTTTAGAAAATTTACTATAACCAGATAATCACTAATGTGCGCGGACCCATTCACAATGGCCCAGATAGGGCTGACTATAGCCGGAGGCGCAGCCCAATACGGCTCGCAAGTCCAAGCAGCTAAAGCTCAAGCAGCGGCTCAGAGACGAGCATCTGCGTTAGAGATAAGACGCAACCAGCAATCAATGTCTGCTGAGCGTTTAAGAGAATCGCAAGAAGACACTGCTAGAGCTGCTGAAAGGCACAAGGCCCAAAGAGAAGCCGACGAAATACGAGCAACCGGAATAACCGCTGGAGAAGAAGCAGGAGTTAGCGGTAACGCGGTAGGGCTTGCTGTAGCGGAAGTAGATAGAGCTAACGCTGACCTTCAATCCATGCTCAGCCTTCAAGAAAGAATGGATGATGCTTCTAGGTCTATGGCTTTTGAAGGAACCGGAATGGCATTCCTACAGAATATGCAACGTATCAACAAACCCATACAGCAGCCCGACCTTTTAGGAACGCTAATTGGAACTACGCAATCAGCAATGGGAGCTTACCAAACGGGGCAAATGCGAGCACTTCAAAGTGATACAATGCAGCTTCAAAACCAACTTTCAGATTCACGTTTGGCAACTCAAAGAGCGCAACTAGCAGTTGCTCGACAAAGAACATTAAACGAAAGAGCGAGCCTTAGTCTTATCCAAGCGTCTACAAGAACTCAAGAAGCTCAAAGGCGTCTCTATGACGCCAGCGCTCTGAGAATCAATCAGTAAAATCAATGGCTACGAATCCACTTAAAAACTTACTTCGGACAGACGAAAGAGTCCAAGCTAACGAGTTTCGCCGAGAAATAACTCTACGCCCTAGCGCAAGAGCTGGAGGGCAGTTTACCGTAAGCGCTCAATCTACTTTACCAGCTTCTCAAACAAGCATGGGAAGAATGGCTTCTTCTCTGGCTGGTTTTAGTGGGTTGTTGGCTCAATACTCTCAATTCCAATTTGCTAAAGAACAAGAAGCTCAACGCCAAAGAGCTGTTGAAGCAGGGCTTGAGTCGGAAGAGTTATCTAGACAAGGAATAGCTGAGAGCTTGCAGCAGGGTATTTTACAAGGACAACAGATTGATGAGCGCGTGGTTCAGCAAGAGATGCAAACCAACCTTTTGGAAACTAAACGCCAAAACGAAGAGTGGGAACAGTGGTGGCAATCGCGCACTTTAGAGCAAAAAGAAGAAATAAAAATTGAAGCTCAAAAAGCCGTTGAAGAAAGAAGGAGTAAAGCAAAGGAGGCTCAAGATAAAGCAAATGAACTGTTAGGAGAGGTTGAACCATACGACAACCCTTTGCATACTAAGCGTCAACTAAGGCTTATTGGAGCTAGTCGTAAGTCAAAGTATGCAGGTCCTAACGGGTTTCTTGAAACTACAATAAACCAACACATTAAGGATTTAACTACCGGAGGCGTTGAAAACATTGTCTCTACAAGAGAACAAGCCGAACAAATGGTGCGGCAAGCGTTTGAGGACTTTCTTGAGGAAGAAAACTTAGACCCTGCTAGTGATATGGGTCAGGGTTTTATTTCGGCTGTGAGCGCCTTTAACGAGCATATGCTACCTCAATACGCTCAACAGATACTTGACGCGTCAAAGGTAGTAAGCAACGGGCGTATAGCTAGTGAAGCTTTTCGTTATAGCCCTTTATCTATCCCAAACACATTCGGGCCTCCTCTTGCCAGCGAGAGCCTTAAAGGAGTTCCTCCGCAACAAGATGATTTAACGAAGTTTGAAGAAGAAGCCGCTAAGTTGTCGGCAGAACAAGCTTCAGAAGTGTTTGCTCAATTAGAAATAGAAGGAGTTAATTTAACAGAAGTTCCTGATGCTTACCTTATTCAGCGCACGAGAGAACTCATTGATGACGTTAAGAACCCTCCTAAAGTGGCCCCCACAGATGTCACTGACACTGCATGGTTTGAGAATCTACAAGCGCTACCAACAGCAGATATACTAGCCGCTATCGGAGGAAACCCTCAAAGGGGAGGTATAGGCGGTTTAATTTCTAAGGCTTCTTCTACGATTGAAGACGCCACACGTATGCTCGAAACAATGCGAGAGCTTGGTGACCACTTAAAAGTAGCAGGAGAACCTCTTAAAAAGCACATAAACTACCCTTCGTATGTAGCTAGTCTTGAAAACGCAATAGACCGTTTAGAGAGAAAAGAGTTAGATAAGCAACAAACTGCCGAAAAACAGTTTGATAACAGGCTTCCTAGTGATGCCGCTATGTTTGTTTTAGGGCTTACTGCTGAAGAATCTCAGTTCATTATTTCAAAATATGCGGCAGGGGTAAACGGAGAACCCTTGTCTATAGAAGCTGTGGCAGAGGACTTTCCTGAGTTGGCTAAACAGTTAGAAGATATGCCTCCAGAAATCGTAACCGCAAATATAGTTAAAATAGGGACCGCTATGAGCGAATATGCGCGGAACAGAGACGCAGCTAGAGCGGTGTATGCCAAAAACAACGCATGGTTTAACAACTTAACAGACAAGGACAACCTTACTCGTCTTATAATAGATATAAGCAAGTCTACTAACACTAAAGCGGGGGATTTTGCTGTAAAGTTACTAGAAACAACAGAGTCTGGAGATAGCACTAACGAGGGGCGTCGAAAAACTGAAGCCCTAGGTCTTTCGGCAAAAGCTCAAGAACAATTAAGACCTTTAATTACAGCTTACAACAAAAAGCTAGACAACCTGATAGATAGTGAGATTCAAGCTAACGGTAAGTTTAAAAGCGTTGCAGACGGGCAAGCTCGAATAGGGGACGCAATGGAAACTATAAACGACACGTTTAGGGAAGAGCTTGTCAATTACCTGAGCGCAGAAACCGAAAGAGAGCAAAAAGAGGAAAACGCATCAACTTTTGATTATAAAGAGCTTCCTCGCCAGAGACTAAAAAAAGACTTTGGCCCAATTAATCAACCCGGCGGGATTAAAGAGCTTAAAGAGCTACAAGGTAAATACGCTGAATATGCTAATAGGACTCTTTTAGGAAGGATGTGGTTTGAGTTTTGGAATAAAGATTATCTAGAAGCCGTAGACGCTTACTCAAAAGCCGAGGAAATAGGTAAAGAAGTAATGACTGGGCGCAAAAAATACAAGAAGGTGTTTAAGAGCGTAGATGACTTAAGAATTTACGTTCCGGCTGCTAAACTTGCACTTGATGACGCCGAAGTTCCTGAAGGAAAAGAGGAAGCTCACATTTATCTTGGTCAGTTTACTCAAACAGAAGAAGAGGCAGAGAGCGGTGTTAAAGCGTTCACTGACCCTAAAGGAGTTTTTAGAAGTCGAATTACAGAAGCGGCTGATAGACTTGCCTTAGATGTTGGATTTGCAGGAGGCAAAAAAGACATAGAAAACTACAAGAGATTAAGAAGTGCGTTTGAAACAGAGGTTCGTGAGGCGTTCTCATTGTCTGTAGAACCAGACCGTTTGGTAGATATTATTCTAGCGACAAGAAACAAAGGCAAAACAGACGGATACCTTGCGTATAACCAAGACCATTTTGTGCGGCAATCAGACTCTAAGCATAGAGGAAAAAGAGAACGCGGAAACAGAGTTTGGATTAACACTAGGAAAGACATTACGTTAGAACCCCGGCATTTTGAAAAGCATCAGCCAGTAATCAAAGGGCTTCCCTTAGATGTCTCAGGGTTGAATAGACCTCAAACCGTCGAAGACGTTACAAAAGCCACGGGCATTAGCGCGTTCATGCTCAAGCGTATTGCTACAGAATATGGATTTAAAAGCGCAGAAGAGCTGCTTAAAAATCAATACAACCACCCTTATTACAAAGTTCAACAAGTGGTGTCACCACCAGTAGATTAAGATTATGCCAAACTTTAATATACCCTCCATTGTAGAATCTGCTGCCGCGCAGAAAAGCGTAGTAGAAGAAGTTCAAAGGGAACAGGGCTTACTAGACCTAGGGCCGGAAGCGGCTCAAGAAATGGTGGTAGAAGAAGCAAGCCCACCTCCTTACGCCAATGAACCTGAAGTTGAGGAACAAGAGGCAGAGGAGCGTGCAAAAACCACAAACTCTCCGTCTGCTAGCGATTACGTTATAGACGCCGCACTAGCGATTCCTCGCGGAGTAGAGGGGTTTGCAGAAAGCGTTTACGGTCTTGCTGATTGGATTACAATGGACGTTCTTCCTGACTGGGACAGACAACAGGACAATTTGTTTGGAAGGTCTAAAACTGTGACTGGTAACCTAGGAGAAGGTATTGTTCAGTTTGCTACTGGGTTTGTTCCCCTTATAGGACCGGCTAGTAAAATAAGCGGAGTAGCCAAGGCGGGCGCTTTAGCCGGTAAGTCTACAGACATTTTGTCTAGAGGCGTTCTTCAAGCAGCGGCTAACGGAAGCAAGACAGCAAAGCTCTCTACCTTAAGGAAACTTAGCAAAGCGAAACCAAAAGTTAGAAAAGCGGCAGAGATAACAGCAGCCGCAGCCATCGCTGACTTCATTACTTTTAAAGGAGAAGCGTCTAGGTTTTCTAACCTTCTTCAAGATTGGAAGGGTGAGGGCAGCAGCGCAATAATAGACTACCTTTCTTACAATCCCGCAGGAGATAACAACATTCTCCCCGAGTTCTTAAGAGAAGCCGAAGAAAGAGTAAAAAATGTTGTTGAGGGTTTGGTTCTTGGCGGGGCGTTAGGTGGAACATTTGTAGCCGGTAAGGCAGCAGTGAGCGGTATCACCAAAACCCTTAAGATTATGAAAGACCAAGGGGAGATTGTTGCTAAGCAGCAGCTTGAACCTAGGCCCGCTTCAAAGCTAACTCCTGACGAACAAGCTACCGAAGATTTTATTAATAGGGCTGATGAGGTATTGGCGTTTATAGAGGCTCGCAGAAAAAACCCGATTACCTTAGACGAAAGGCTTGCCATGCGAGAGCTTACAGAAGCTCACCGAGAAGCCTCTGTGGCTAAGAAGTATGAAAATGCAACCGGCTTAAAGATAGAAGAAGAAACGCCTATCTATAAGCAAGAGGAAGAAATGCAGTTCCAGCTAACCGGAGACTTTAAAGAAGCACCTAGCACTCCTGTTAAAAAAGACACCAAAATAGACCCAGAAAAAGCTACACCAGAACAAATTGACGCTTGGTTTCTTAAGAATCGCAATACAACCACAAAGAGCTTGTCAGAAGATAGCAAGAGAGCAGCCTTAAAAGACACTCTAAGCAAAGCAGGGCAAAAAGCGGAAGGCATCCTTAACCGTATACGGGATAGGGTTCGTGCTAAGCTTAAAGACAACGATATGTTTGTTGGAGGCACGCAATCTATCTACGCCGCAACAAAACTTGCTACAAGTCGCCCAGAAATGAGGGCTATACTGGATGTTCTAGCTGAAGAAGAACTTAAGAAAGTAACGAAAGAAGGTTTTGTTGGTTTAGAGCAAATCAAAGGGCAAATTCAACACTCGTTAGACGCTGCTGGAGTTCGCGGGTATGATGTAGATTCTGTCTTAGAAGCAGCTAAGAATAGCAAAGATGACTTAATCAGACTTCAGGTAGAACAACAGGTTTTAGCTAAGAGCTTAGTTAGCGCTTGGGACAATGTTGGTAAAGCGGTTGCTAATGCAAGAGAAGCCGCGGATAACGGAGTTGTTGTTACAACTAAAGACGGAAAAGAAGTGTCTTTAGGTCAAAGCGCGGCAATGACCGAAGTGCACTCGATGATTGACAGGTTTCTTGCAATCCGAGAAGAGTTTAACTTTTACGGTTCAAGTTTCTCCTTGGGTCTAAACGCAAGAAAGTCTGTTTACCCCACCAAGACTACTTCTATTGGAAGAAGCATGGCTGGAGACAATAAGGCACTAGGGTTTATTGGCCCTCTAGACGCAAGCAACCAGTCTACGTTAGCTCAGCAAGTTTACAGAACCAGCGTAAGAGGAAGCATGACCGACAAGCAGGTCCTAAAAGCTCTAGAAAAAATTACCAGAAAAACGGCTAACCCGATAACTGGAGGAAAATCCATAGACGATATGGGCAACATAGCTAATCAACTTGAGGAAACTTGGGGGCTTAGCAAGATGGGTCATTTGGTCAGAAGAGGGTTGGCAGTTAGCCAAGAAGTTTACATTAACTCTTTGGTAGGTTCTCCTACAACATGGGCTGTGAACCTAATCGGAAACGGCATAACTTTAGCTTTAAGGAACTTTGAAATTATGGCTGGAGCGGCGTTAACCGGAAACATGAAGCTGCTAAAGGCTAACCTAAAGACCATGTTTCATCTGCAAACTTGGATAGACTCTATAAAATACGCTAAAAAGTCATTGTTTGATGATGAAGCAAAATCCTTGCAGGGATACACTCAGTTCAAAAACGACAGACTTCACAGTTCTAAGGGCGAGATTTATAGTGAAAAAGGTTTAGACGGACACGCGGGATATAAAGCCATAAACTGGTTAGGAAAAGCTGTGAGGCACCCTACAAGAGTCCTTATGGCGGGAGATGAGTTTTTTAAGCAAATGAGCTTTAGGGTTCACGCTAGGACTCAGCTTGGAGTTGAAGCTTACGAAAGGGGGCTGCACCACAACCCTCAAGAAATGGCGCGGTTTATCCAAGAAAACTTTGAGGGCTTAATTACAAATCAAGGCAGGTTTAGAAATGAGTCTAACATTCTTAGAGAAGCCGAAGATTCTATAGCTAAGCGAAAAGCGGGAGGAGAAGTCATTGAAGACGAATCATTTGAAAAGTCTAAATACCTAGACGAGCACTACAGAGCACACCGATTAGAAGGGCAAGAAGGGTTTATTTATCAAAAGAGTTTTGGAGAACGCAAAAAGCTAGTAGACGATGCAACGGACTTTGCTTTGATAAACACGTTTACAAATGAAGTCACCGGAGCGGTTCCAAAAGCTTTGATGAAAGTGGCGAACTTCTCTCCTTGGCTTACTTACATAATCCCTTTTGTTCGCACTCCTACAAACCTTATTCATTTCGCTCTAGGGCGTGTTATGCCATCTCCTATTAGCGCGGTGAAAGGCGCTCAAAAAGTCGCAACCGTAAGGAGAAATCCTGACGATTTTATGGGAGTCGGTGAAAGACAAGCCGCCGCTAGAGACATAGAAATTGAACTTAATACACCTTCGGCTGCTAAGTTAGGAAAGCCCGGAGACGCTTCTTACAGTGAAGCTACGAAACAAATGCTGGAAGACAAAGCTAAGCTTCTTGCAAGAGCCAACTCTATGGAAGCGGCTGAGTTTACGGGGCGTATGGCTGCTGCTGCTCTTACTTGGGGCAGTATTCTTTATTTAGTAGACACGATTAGAGATAAAATAACAGGAGCAGCTCCCACAAACCCCGCTAAACGAGCTGCTTGGGATATGGCTGGTAAACAGGCTTATGCTATTAAAATAGGCGACAAATACCACAGTTACCAAAGGCTAGACCCGTTTTCGACTATTCTTGGAATCGCTGCGGACTATGTTCACGGCCACGCTGACGCTAAAGAAGACGGGGGAGGAAACTTAGGAAACGAAGAGGAGCTGGAAGAAAAGCGCAAAGGTCTTATGCAGATTGCGGCGGTTACCATGGTTTCTATAGCTAAAAACACTTCGCAGAAAAGCTATGTTGAAAATCTATATTCTTTGTTCCAGCTACTTATGAAGCCAAACCAAACTCGGCTGACAAACATGACTGGGCAGATTATATCAGGGTTTGTTCCAAACGCTCTTAACGTCTCTCAGAACGTATTCCAAGAGGAGCCTGAAATCTTAGAGTCTAGAAAAATACTAGACAAAATGATGAAGAAGCTTCCTAAGAAAATTAGGCCAAACGATTTCCTTCACAAAGCAGTCCCTAATCTGGTTTCTCCTTCTCTACCTCCTAAAAGGAATATGCTCGGAGAGCCTAGAGTTAAACAGAATGTAGGAGGACTACTAAAGGGTCTTAATCCTATTTTCCAGTCTGACGTTGCTTCAAACATAGTTGATATGGAGATTGCTAGTCACGGGGTTGGTAAAGGTAATATGTCTTCTTTTATTAGAGTGGGAAGAGACCAACTGGATTTAAGGAAGTTTTATAACGACAAAGGTCAAGACGCTTACGACAGGATGCAGCAAATAACCTCTGAGGTAAAAATTGGTGGGCGCACTTTAAGACAAGCTCTTAAAGCGACTATAGAAACTGCGTATTACCAAGGACTTCCTGAAGTAACCGACATGAACAAAGGGATGAATCACCCTAGAACAGCATACCTTAACAAAATTGTAGGGCGTTACCGCGCTATGGCAAAAGACCAAATGTTTAGGGAGTATGCTTCAGTAAGAAAAAAATACAGACAACTCTTAAACCAATAATCACAGATGGCTACTAATAAATCATATACAGAGGGCACCTGCGGAGCGGGAAGCTCAGGCACAAACGCAGTTGGGCAGACTAGCTTCGGTCCTTTTACTTTCGACTACATAAACACAGGAGACATTAAGTTTGCTGTTAAGGTGAGCGGCACTTGGAAGTTTATTACTGTTGCAGACGGCGGCGTTAATACGACAACGAAGATAATCACTTTGTCGGCGGCTCCTAGTGCAAGTCCTACTAGCGCAAGCGCGTCTGACACCTTTAGAATCTACAGAGCGACCACCATGGAACCTCTAGTGGACTTCCAAAGTGGCTCTCGCATCTCTGAAGCAGACCTAGACAACGCTTACAGGCAGGGCCTATTTGCGGCACAAGAAGTAGCTGAAGACGCTAATACTACAGGAGGCTCAGGGACTACTACACTGACTACAGACTCTGTTCAGCTTGTCCACATGGCAAACGAATCCGTAGACACAGCGGAATTGAAAGACGATGCAGTGACAGCGGCTAAAATTCAGGACGGAGAAGTAGGAGCAGCAGCTTTAGCAAGTACGTTAAACCTGAGCAGTAAGAGTGTTACGTTAGCGAATGAAGAAATTAGCGCAGCGGAGTTGGCGGCTACTCTTGATTTAAGTGGTAAGACCTTAACCCTGCCTACAAAGGGCGGCGAAGTTCTCGAGTGTATTCAGGGCATCTGTGACGGCAGCTTGGTTCCTAAAGCCTCTGGGGGAACTTATACGATGCCCACTATTAAAGACGGTGGAGGAACTCCCGTAGTTCAAGCAGCTACTGATACTTTTGCGGACGTAACCGGCTCAGTGTTTACCTATACACCTCCTGCTGAAGCTTCCCGCATTTCTTATGAGTTCTCGTTCTTGTTAGCTCCTGACGCTGTGGGTTCTTACGACTCAGGAAAACAAACATACTCATCACCAACCTTAGCACACTTTAAACTCTTTTTGGCTGGAACTGAAGTTACCAAAGCTAGGTTTAGTGCGGGCACAGCGCATTTCTACGGAGACAGGGTGCATTTTAAGTGGGTATTTACCAGAGGTGGGCAAGGGTCTGTTTCGACTGATTCATCCATCGGTTATTTCCAAAGCGCTTCTGATTGGACCGGAGGAAAGGAAATTAAGCTTCAAGTTAAGCGCTACGGAACTACGAACGAAGGCAATAGTGATTACCGCTATGCTCAGCTTCACCGAAACTTCTGGTTTGATGACAATGCTTACAACTCCGAAGCAACGGACATTTGTTATCCAACCTTAACTATTATCGCTACGAAATAATGGACTCTACACATGTTCCCGCTGCGGTTGGCATAATAGGTATGCTAGGCACCTTTACGCTTTCGGATATTAACTCGATGGTAGGTATTGCGGTGGGGTTGACCACGCTGTGTTACTTAATTTTAAAAACAATCAAGGAATGGAAGGCAAAGTAGACAATCAAGAAGAACAACTCAAAAGCCTTCAGGCCCTACTCATTAACGAGTTTATTAATCGTATTGAGTCAGGAGAAGCTGCGCCAAGCGACCTAAACGCCGCTAGGCAGCTCTTGAAGGACAATGGCATTCACGCAGGTCTGTCCAAGGATAACCCTATGGACAACCTTGTTAAAATCTTACCGTTTGACGAAGCAGCTCATGGCTAGGAACTACAGAAACGAATACGACTCATATCACAAGAAGTCGAAGCAGAAGAAACGCCGAGCGGGGCGCAACAAGGCCCGGGCGATGATGATTAAGGCTGGAAGGGCAAAAAAGGGGGATGGCAAAGATGTTCACCATGCTGACCGAAACCCAAAGAACAACTCAAGGTCTAACCTAAGAATCCAGAGCAAGAAGACGAACAGGTCCAACAACAAGTAATACGATGGAGGTTCCAGAAAAGCTTAAAGACTTCCGTAACTTTCTATACGTTGTATGGAAGGAGCTGAACCTCCCTGACCCCACCCCTATCCAATATGAAATCGCTGATTACATGCAAAGAGGAGATAGACGAGCTATTATCGAAGGCTTTAGGGGAGTCGGTAAAAGTTGGATTTGTTCTGCATTCGTTGTCCACCAGCTCCTCCTCGACCCACGACGAAATATCCTTGTCGTCTCTGCGTCAAAAACAAGAGCAGACGATTTCAGCACTTTTACACTTAGACTCATCCATGAGTTACCTCTTCTCGCTCATCTGCGACCATCTGATAAGCAACGATTCTCTAAAATCAGCTTTGATGTCGGACCCGCGCCAGCCTCCCATGCCCCCTCCGTCAAATCCTTGGGAGTCACATCGCAACTGACGGGTTCCCGAGCGGACATTATCGTTGCTGATGACATCGAGGTGGTGGGCAATAGCGCCACCCAAGGGATGCGCGATAAGCTTGGCGAGCAGGTCAAGGAGTTCGACGCCATCATTAAGCCAGACGCTACGTCCAAGATATTGTTCCTTGGAACACCACAGTGCGAGGACACCATCTACAATAAGCTTACCGAAAGGGGATACCGGAAGCGCATCTGGCCAGCTAAATACATTACCCAGAAGACCAATGACGCTAACTATGATGGGGCTGTGAGCCACATATGCGTCGATGACGATGCCGAGGGGGCATCTACAGAGCCTTTGAGGTTCTCTGACATCGACCTAGCGGAACGAGAAGCCTCCTACGGACGCACCGGGTTCTCCATGCAGTTTATGCTGGATACCCGCCTTAGTGACATCGACAGGTTCCCTCTGAAGACCAGCGACCTCATAGTGATGTCTGTGGACCCCGAGGTGGCCCCGGAGAAGCTTGTGTGGGCTAGGGACCCTAAACTGGAGTGGGACTCGTCTGTGCCCAATGTGGGGCTATCTGGGGACCGTTTCTATCGCCCCATGGAAACCATAGGGGAATATATCCCGTATACCGGCTGTGTGATGTCCATTGACCCCGCTGGTAGGGGCAAGGATGAGACAGGATACGCCATCATCAAGATGCTGAATGGTTATCTGTATGTTGTTGATGCCGGAGGAATCCAAGGGGGATACAGCGATGAGGTTCTCAAGGCGCTCACCATGAAGGCCAAAAAGAACAAGGTGAATGCCATTGTGGTCGAGAGCAACTTTGGAGACGGGATGTTTGTCGAGTTGTTTAAGCCAGTGCTCACCAAGATTCACCCGTGCACCATCGAGGAAGTCAGGCACAACACCCAAAAAGAAAGACGAATAATCGACACCCTAGAGCCTGTGATGAACCAACACCGGCTGGTGGTTGACCCGAAAGTCATACAACATGACTATGAAAGCTCACAGAAATACCCGCTAGAGTCCCAGCTTAAATACCAGTTGGTCTACCAGATGTCCCGCATAACGATGCAAAGAGGGGCAATAACTCACGATGACCGCCTAGATGCCCTGAGCATGGCCGTGGCCTACTGGACCGAACAGATGGCTCAGGACGCCGACAAGCGCATCAGGGAGCGCAAGACAGACAGAATAGACGCTGAGCTACAACGCTTTGCGGAAACCTATATGGGAGCCAAGGGGTCTAAGGCTACTTGGATGTAACAATGAATATAGAGCCACCTAAGTTTATCAACGTAGCCGGACAGCGCATCCCGGTGCACGTAAAGGACGAGATGCCCGGAAGGTTGGCTGAGTATGACCCCGAGATGCGCTGCATAAACCTACACAGAAGCGTGCTAAGGGACCGCCAGTTGTTTCGCTCTTGTCTGGTGCACGAAGTGATCCACTGTGCTCTTGACCTAGCTGGCATCTCGTTCAACACAAGCAGAGTCCTGTCCGAAAAGATAGAGGAACAGGTCGTAACAGCAGTGGAGAGCTTAGCTGCCCCAGCCATCATAAGGGTCTGGAGACTCTGAGGGATGGGATATATGACCACTTAGGGTATCTCTAAGATACACTTAGAGCTGTCCTACGGTTAAGAATAACAACACACCTTTAATGGATGTTGAATGTGGTTTATAAGTGGTTATTTCACTTTTAAAGGCACCTACCGGACACTCATAGTGTAGCTCTGAGCGCACCGTGTCAATCACAAAAACTAGAATCTTTTAAAAGCTTGCCCTTGAGAGTAAGCTAAATACTTTTGTTGCGTGTTGTGTGTTGTGTGTAACGCAAGCTTCTCGTCCTCCTTAAACGTGGAGGGCGAGGAGTTACACGCAAAGTAAGGCCATGAGCGCTAAAAAAGGTAGATATAGCAAAGAACACGTTAAACAAACAAGGAAGGGTGTTTCTATTAAAAACCTTTCTTCCTCTGTTGGTAAGGCTTGTGACGCTTGGTTAGAGTCAAGGGGCATGAAAAGCTCTACTTGGAAAGAACAGCTAAGTAGTAAACCCCGTGAAAATAATTGATGTATCTAAATATTGGCCTCATATCTGCAAAGTGAGCCGCTTAGCGCTGCTTAAATTTATTATACAGCAGCTAAATGAGCGTCTTAAAGGGGACAAAAAGGCTCTAGAGTTACTAAAGGAGCTAGAGTCTCTTTGTTTTGATAAGAAAATCTGAGGTGGTAGCGCTTATGCGCGATTGCAGCGCACCCCCCATGCACCCCCACTCCTCGCATATGGCAAGCATATGCTCGTCCCCCGACTGGCGCAGGGGCTCACAAAGGGCAAGCCTTTGCTCTCCCGCTGCTGGGACGCGCTTGGGAGCGCTTAGGGCGCTGGGCAACCCCGTGTGAGCCTTTGGGCGTCTTTGGATTTGCTGGCGTTTTTTGGTCCACCCAAAGTAATCTTGGCGGCTCGCGCCGCGTTGTCCCTGCGGGGCTGCTTCTTCCCCATCCCAACAACACCCAAAAGTGGTTTGTTATTTGTTGTATGTTTTATCTTATCAAAAGACTAATCGTCCACCTACAAAGACGCCGTCCGACTATCATCCGCTTCAAGTATGACAACAAGATATAGCCATCGCGAGCTACCTCACTCTCACTGTTCAAGAAAACGCTTCGCTTATTTTTTTCTTGAGCAGCTGC